CTGCGGGCGACGCGGCGCGTCTGTCCGATTTTTCACATCCTAAACCGGAATGATTACCCATGTCTGAATTCGCCAATGAAGGCGGCATCTGGGCCGCCCGCATCACCGGTGCCGTCGCAGGCGCGGGTGTGTCGCTCGTCTACCTCCTGCCGAAAAGCAAACGCGAGGCGGCGAGCCGTTTCGTGACCGGCGTCTCCTGCGGCATGATCTTCGGCGGCCCCGTGGGCCTGTGGATCGTGCAGCAACTCGAGATTGCCGGCGCGCTTTCAGGCCGGGAAATCATGGTGGCGGGATCTGCCGCTGCCAGCATGGTGGCCTGGTGGGGGCTTGGCCTGCTGGTGCGCGTGGCCGACCGTTACAACGCCCGTCCGCGCGCTTAGCCTCCACGCGGCACCCCCTTTTCACATCGCAGGAGTTTCCCATGCACGTCTATCGCGGGCCGCGCCCCGCCACGCGCAAATTCGCCAATCTGGAACTGCGCGGCATAGCTGGCGACGGCACGTTTTCCGGTTATGCCAGCGTCTTCGGCGAGGTCGATCTCGGCCGCGACGTGATCGAGCGCGGCGCTTTCCGCCGCTCCATCGAGGAACGCGGTGCGGGCGGTATCCGGATGCTCTACCAGCACGATCCGGCCGAGCCGATCGGCGCATGGCGCACCATCCGCGAGGATCAGCGCGGGCTTTACGTGGAAGGTGTTCTCGCCCCCGGCGTCGCCCGTTCGCGCGAGGTCCATTCGCTGATGAAGACAGGCGCGCTGGACGGGCTTTCGATCGGTTTTCGCACGGTACGTTCAAGCAAGGAGGGGCGCTCCGGCAAGGCGGCACGCCCTGGCGTCAGGCGCATTCTGGAGGCCGATCTCTGGGAAATCTCTGTGGTGACCTTTCCGATGCTGCCGTCCGCGCGGGTATCGGATGTCAAACACGCCCGCTTCTTCCGCGACCGCGAAACCGAGCTGGTGCGCACCATGCGCCGCGCGGCGCGTTCGCTTTTCGACACAGCCTTCAAACGCTGACTTCCTCCCAAACACTTCCGAAAACAAGGATGGCGACATGACAGACCAGATGACAAAACCGGCCGCAATGACGGTTGCGCCGCAGGTGAAGGCCGTGCCCGATACGATGACGGCGGCCTTCGACGAGTTCATGGAGGCCTTCGAGGCCTTCCGCGACACCAACGACCAGCGGCTTTCCGATATCGAACGCAAGATGGGGTCCGACGTCGTGACCCGCGACAAGCTCGACCGCATCGACAAGGCGCTCGATGACAACCGCAAGATCATGGACGATCTGGCGCTCAAGAAAGCGCGCCCGGCGCTCGGCCGCAAGCAGGCGCATTCCCTCGATACGGATGAGCACAAGGCCGCCTTCGAGGCCTATATCCGCCGGGGTGAGGAGGGCGCGCTGCGCGATCTGGAGGCCAAGGCCTTTGCCGGATCGACAGGCGCCGATGGTGGTTATCTGCTGCCCACCGAAACGGATGGCGAGATTGGCCGCCGCATGACGGCGATTTCACCGATCCGGTCGCTTGCGACCGTGCGGCAGGTTTCCACTGCCGTGCTGAAGAAGCCGTTTTCGCCGGGCGGATTTGCCACCGGCTGGGTTTCTGAAACGGCGGCTCGCCCCGAGACGACGACACCGAAGCTCTCCGAACTTTCCTTCCCGACCATGGAACTCTACGCCATGCCTGCCGCAACCCAGGGGTTGCTGGATGATGCGGCCGTGGATATCGAGGCCTGGATCGCCTCGGAAGTGGACATTGCCTTTGCAGAACAGGAGGCAGCGGCGTTCATCGCCGGCGACGGTACCAACAAACCGAAGGGTTTCCTCTCCTATACGGCCGTCGCCAATGACAGCTGGAGCTGGGGCAATATCGGTTATGTCGCCACCGGTGTTGCGGGTGGCTTCGCCTCCGCGGGGCCAATGGATGTGCTGCTGGATGCCGTCTATGGGCTGAAGGCAGGCCACCGCCAGAACGGCAACTTCGTGATGAACCGCAAGACGCAAGGGGCGCTGCGCCGCTTCAAGGATACCAGCGGCGCCTATCTCTGGCATCCGCCCGCTGCCGCCGGGCAGCCCGCCTCGCTGATGGGCTTTCCCGTGATGGAGGCCGAAGACATGCCGAATGTCGCGGCAAACAGCTTCGCCATCGCTTTCGGTGATTTCCGCGCCGGTTACCTCGTGGTGGACCGCACCGGCGTGCGCATCCTGCGCGATCCCTATTCGGCAAAACCCTATGTGCTGTTCTACACCACCAAGCGCGTGGGCGGCGGCGTGCAGAACTTCGAGGCGATCAAGCTGGTGAAGTTCGGGGTGAATTGACCACAATCCTCCCCGTCACCCCGGACCAAGTCGGGGGTGACGGCGTGCGGATGCTACATTTTCGCCAAACGCTTTCGGCCGGAATTCTTTCTGTCCCATATCCGGAGACCCCATGACCTATGCCCTCATTCATCCGCCGCAGGCGGAGCCGCTGACGCTTGCCGAGGTGAAGGCGCATTTGCGTCTCGACGGCGGCGACGAGGATGCGCTGCTGGCTGCGCTGATCCGTACCGCCCGCGAGCATCTGGAACGTACGACAGGACTTTGCCTGATACGCCAGACCTGGCGGCTCTATCTCGACCGGTGGCCGCCGAGTGGTATGATTCTGATTGGTAAGGGACCGGCGCAAACCATCGAAACGATTCTGGTTTTTGACGGTCAAGGGCGCGCGGCCGACATCACAGCCGCCGACAGATTGCTTGACGGCGAGGCGCGCCCGGCGCGGCTGTGGCTGCGCGACCCGCCAGCCCCCGGACGGGTGATGAACGGCATCGAGATCGACTTCATTGCCGGTTACGGTGAGGCGGGAACCGATGTGCCCGATACGCTGAAACGCGCCATGCTGATGCATGTGGCCCAGATGTTCGCCTTCCGCGGTGCCGTTGCTCTGGAAAATCAACCCGCAGCGGTTCCGGCCGGTTACGAGCGGCTGGTGTCGCCGTTCTGCCGTGTGGGGCTCTGAGCCATGAACCTCGTTTTTCTCGACCCCGGCAAGCTTACGGCGCGGTTGGAGCTTGAGGTGCGCAGCGAGGTAACGGACGGGCAGGGTGGGGCCGCGGAAAGCTGGAGTTTCCTGCGTTCGCTCTGGGCGGCTATCGAACCTGTTTCGAATGCCTCGCATGAGCGGGCCTCGGCTGAGGGCGTAACAATCACCCACCGCGTCTGGCTGGTCTGGCGCAGCGACATTGCCGCCGGCATGCGCTTTCGCAAGGGACGGCGCATTCTGGCGATCCGGGCCGTGATGGATCCGGACGAGACCCGCCGTTTCATCGTCTGCCGCTGTGAGGAGGAAAGCCCGTGAGTGCCGCAAATGTGCTTCTACAGGCGATTTTCGCAAAACTTTCCGGCGACGCTGCTCTGATGGCGCTCATCCCCGGCGGTATCGTCGACCGGCTTTTGCCGCGCGCCATCCTGCCCCTGATCGTTATCGACGAACTTGAATGCCGCGATTACTCGACGGCGACGGAAAAGGCCGAAGAACATTTTCTGTCGCTGGACATCTGGAGCGATGCCAATGGCCGCAGGTGCGCGGGTGAGATTGCCGGGCGGGTGAAAACCCTGCTCGACGATGCCGCCCTTCCGCTTGTCGGTATCTCGCTCGTCAATCTGCAGCTTCTCTCGAGCCGTTCGCGGCGCGAGCCGAAGACACGGAACTTCCTCGCAGAAATGCGTTTCAGGGCGGTAACGGAATAGGGTCGGTTCAGGAATTCTGTTTGCGCACGGTGCGCCAGAGCACGATCAGCAGCAGAAACGAAATGCTGATCAGCACGGCGGCGATGGTGAGCATGGCCGCCACCCCGCCGCGATCCAGCGCCAGCGTGAAAATGACGGGCGCCACGGCAATGGCAAGGTTCTGCGGCAGGGAGATACGCGCAGCCTGAAGGCCATATTGTTCCGGTGAAAATACCGCGAGCGGCAACACCGCGCGACTGACGGTGAGCACGCCCGCGCCAAAGCCGAAGAAAATGATGAAACCGATGAAAGCGGGCATGGCCGGGGCAAAAACGAGCAACAGCACGAAGGATGCGAGCAGCATACCTAAGCCGATCATGCAGGTGACGAAAGGATTGCCGTGTTTTCCAAGCAGAAAATCCAACCCGCGCGCCATGATCGCAAGCACGCTGCGCACGGCTGCCAGTTGCACGGCGAGCGATTGCGATGCGCCGGCATGGACCAGCAGCAGAGGCAGGAGCGGCGAAAAGCCAAAGGCTGTGAAGGCGCTAAGCGTCGTCATTGCCGCCAGAAGCAGAAAGGCGCGCCGCGTATCGACAGGCGATGTCGAGACCGCAGCAGTTTTCGACGTGCCTGGAGTATTGCTCGTCCTTCGTCCGGGAAGGACAAAAACATAGAGTGGCAGAAGCACGAATATCTGCAGACAGGCATATACCAAAAGGGTGCCGCGCCAGCCCAGGTGCTGATCTGCGACGGTGGTGACGGGCAGGAAAACCGCTGCCGAAAGCCCGGTAAACACCATCAGAAGCGTCAGCGACCGGCCACTTTCCGCGCCGACACGTTCCACCACAGCGGTATGGGCCGCCGTCGTCAGGCCGCAGGTCGCGGCCAGACCCATCACGACCCAGCCGAGGACATAGCTGATCACGCCGCCCGCAAAGGCGAGCACGACAAAACCCGCCGTGAACAGCAACGAACCCGCCACAAGAACAGGGGCGGCACCACGGCGCACGAGCGTTCTTCCCAGAAGCGGGCCGCAGAGCGCGCTGATCGTCATCATGACGGTGAGACCGGCAAAAACGACCTCGTTTGCGATGGCCAGTTCCTGTCCGATGCGTGGCCCCAGTATGGCCAGCATGTCGAAACCGGTGCCCCAGCTGACGACCTGCCCAACCGCAAGCACGCCGATAAGGCGCGCGCGAGACGTGAAGGGGGTGGCATCAGACATGATGAAAATCGCGGGTGCGAGATGCGGGAATGCTTTTGGTAGCAGGCCAGTTGCGACCCGGCAACATCAAACGAGACGACAT